CTTCCAATCATGCAAGTCCTGATTCCTGAAACTGAGGCTGATGATGTAATATCATACGCAGTTCAATTGCCGGATTATCATGACTGGGAGAAGGTTATAGTATCTAACGATAGAGATTTTCTCCAACTATGTAATGATAGAACAATACTTTATAGGCCAACAAAAAATGAAATATTTAATAGAAACAAGGTTATTGAGGATTACGGGATTCATCCAAACAACATGGCACTGGCAAGAGCCATTGCTGGCGATTCTTCTGACAACTTGCCCGGTGTTCGTGGCGTGGGCTTGTCGGGTATAAAGAAACGACTGCCATTTTTGGCAGAAGAGGACTCCTTTACGCCAGAAGATGTCATCGAATATTGCAATGATTTTGAGAGCAAGTTAAAATTTTACCACAACATTGCAGAGAGCAAAGATGTGATCGAACATAATTATAAAATGATGCAACTTTATTTGCCGCAATTATCGTATCAAGGAAAAGATAAAATCAAATATGTTGTACGCGAATTTGAATGTGAATTCAATAGGATAGAGTTTTTACGTATGATGATGGAAGATGGTTTTGGCGAATGGGACTGGTCAGAATTGAAGGTAAAGATGAATTCCATCGTTGCTGATTGTAAAAATTAACACTATTTAAACTTGAATCCGCTATTGACAAATTAAGCGATGATGTTATAATCTATATTACAATGTGAGGGCGTATGAACGAGCGTGTAGACTTTGGCAAATATGGCAAAGCCTTCCAAGAAGGGCTTTGCCAACTTATTTTTGAGGACCGTCCGTTTGCAGATCAAATTACCGAAGTGTTAGATATTAAATTCTTAGAATTGGATTATCTTCGTGTGTTTGTGAGGAAGATCCTCCAGTATCGAGTTAAATATGGGACGCACCCCTCTCTTCAGGTTATGGATACCATATTCAAAACTGAACTTGAAAATGAGAATGATATTCTAAGAAAGCAGGTAGGAGATTATTTTGAAAAAATACAAATCACTGCCCTTGAAGACAGTGAGTACATAAAAGAAACCTCGCTTGATTTTTGCAAAAAGCAGTCGCTAAAAGAGGCAATGCTGCGCTCCGTCGAATTATTGAAAACTTGCTCTTTTGATGAGATATCTAAGACGATCAACGATGCGTTGAAGATGGGCTCCGAAAACGATTTTGGATATGATTACATTGTTGATTTCGAGGAAAGGTTTTTACCAAAAGCACGAAACGCGGTTACGACTGGCTGGCCCTCAATCGATTCATTATGCGGCGGTGGATTAGGTCGCAATGAGTTGGGTGTGGTAATTGCGCCAACTGGTGCAGGAAAAAGCATGGTGTTGGTCCACTTAGGCGCTGAGGCGCTTAAGCAAGGCAAAACCGTGATCCACTACACTCTAGAACTACAGGATACTGTAATCGCCAACAGATACGATAGTTGTCTTTTCGGATATCCGCTGGGAGACTCCGCCCCCTTCAAGGATGAGATTTACGAAGAAGTAAAGAAAATTCCCGGTAAGCTAATCATCAAAGAATATCCGACAAAAAGCGCCAGTTCAAATACAATTAGATCGCACTTGACAAAGCTGCTCAAGCGAGGCATCCAGCCGGATATGGTCATTGTTGATTATGGAGATTTGCTGAGACCGGTTGCCGTAAAGAAAGAGAAGAGAAATGAACTGGAGTCGATTTACGAAGAATTGAGATCGATTGCAGGAGAATTTAAGATGCCCGTTTGGACTGCATCGCAGACAAACAGATCGGGGCTAAATGCAGAAGTTATCACAATGGAGTCGATATCGGAGGCCTTTAACAAGTGCTTTGTGGCGGATTTTATATTCTCCGTATCTCGAACGATTGAAGACAAAAACAACAACACCGGCCGGCTTTTTATCGCTAAAAATAGAAACGGCCCTGATGGAATTGTGTATCCAATATTCATGGACACAAGTGTTGTGAGCATAAAAGTTTTGCAAAATAATACTCAAATGTATGCGCCCAGTAGCAATGCTATAAATCCGCTGCCTTTGAGCGCAAAGGAACAAGCTGAATTGCTGAAGAAAAAGTATGAAAAATTTAGGAGAAAAGCCATATGATGAGAGATGTTTCAAATATACGCCGATTCTTTTTATCGGAAAGTTTTATAGATCAATATAGAGATAAGGAAGTGCCATGGGGCCCACTGGGTTACGTCACATATAAAAGGACGTACTCCCGTAGACTCAGTGAGTTTGACCCCGAACAGGAGGGCTCTGAAGAGTGGTATCAAACATGCCGCCGGGTTATTGAGGGCATGTTTAATGTGCAAAAGACCCACGTTATTTCTTTTGGTCTGGAGTGGAACGACGCAAAAGCACAAAGGACAGCTAAAGAGGCATACGATCGGCTTTTTAATTTAAAGTGGACCCCGCCCGGCCGAGGTCTTTGGATGATGGGTACGAAATTTGTTCAAGAAAAGACTGGCGCCGGCTTATTTAACTGCGCTTTCCGCTCAACCAAAGATTTATCTACTAAGGGTGGATATATATTCTCTTGGATAATGGATGCTCTAATGGTCGGCATTGGGGTCGGTTTTGATACCAAGGGTGCCGGCTCTGTAGTAATTAAAAATCCGGACTGGTCAGATGAAACACACGTAGTTCCAGATAGCCGAGAGGGCTGGGTTGAGTCAGTCAAGATTCTTCTGGACGGCTATTATTTTGGTACCAAGGTACCAAAATTTGACTATTCTGCAATTCGCCCATATGGCGCACTAATTAAGGGCTTTGGGGGCACTTCAAGTGGCCATGGCCCACTAAAGGAGTTGCATGAAAACTTGGTTCAGCTATACGACTCTCGCGTTGGGAAGGCGATTAGCTCCACCGACATTGTAGACACAGAGAATCTTATTGGCCGATGCGTGGTATCGGGCAATGTTAGGAGATCTGCTGCATTGGCTATTGGAGAACTCGATGACGAGCAGTATCTGATGATGAAAAACGACAAGGAAAAGCTGTATCACCACCGATGGGGTTCAAATAACTCCTTTCATGCAAAAGTAGGAATGGACTATGAATGGCACGCTCAACAAAGTCAAATAAATGGAGAACCCGGATATATCTGGCTCGACAACGCAAGAAAATACGGAAGAATTAAAGATGGTATAAACTACGATGATATAAATGTTGCTGGCTTTAACCCGTGCGTGGAGCAACAGCTTGAAGACGCCGAGCTTTGTTGCTTGGTCGAAACTTACCCCGCGAAGCATGATGATTATGAAGACTATCTTAAAACACTAAAGATCGCTTACCTTTACGGTAAGACGGTTACACTAATTAACACGCATTGGGCTGAAACCAACGCAATCATGCTCAAGAATCGTCGCATTGGCCTCTCTCAGTCTGGCGTCATTCAGGCATTCAACAAATTCGGCCGGCGCGAGATATACAACTGGTGCGACAAGGCCTATGGCCACATTCGTGAACTAGATAAGCACTATTCCAATTGGTTGTGCATTCCGCGATCAATCAGAATGACCAGCATAAAGCCATCTGGCACCGTTTCGTTATTGAATGGATCCACCCCGGGCATCCATTTCCCAGAGGATGAGTACTATATTAGACGAATTAGATTCTCAAAAGATTCAGATTTACTTGACATCCTGAAAGAATCGGGTTACAATATGGAAGAAGACAAGTACTCGCCAAATACCATGTGTGTTGAATTTCCAGTCCATGAGCCATATTTCATAAAAGGTAAAAGAGATCTAAGCCTATGGGAACAGTTGGAAATTGCAGCACAATATCAGTATTATTGGGCTGATAATTCAGTTTCGGTTACTGTTACCTTCAGAGAAGAAGAAGGCTCATCTTTAAAGGAGGCGCTAGAAATGTATGAATCTAGATTGAAGGCGGTTTCCTTTCTAAAGTATGAAGAGACTGGCTATGAACAGGCCCCGTATGAGTCAATTGATAAAGAGGCGTATGAGAGCATGATAAAGAAAATCAAACCGATTAAGAGACTCAACACAAACCAAGGCGGCACAGGATCTAAGTTTTGTACAAATGATACATGCACAATTTTTTAGGAGTTAATATGAATTTCAATCACTTGATGGATGAGCGTTCCTTCAAGCGTAGATGTAAAGCAACAAATGATGAGTGCTATTACAGACCAGTGGGAAATATCCGCTCAACCGCCGGGGAGAACGTACACATGACGATGCATTGTAAAAACTGTGGACTCAGAAGGGATATATTTCTCACGAAAGAAGAGTTCTTCACGCAACAAAAACTTATTGAAAAGGAGATAGGAGATGTTTGAGCCCGTCAACAGGCACGTCTGGGTAGAGGTTGTCAAGGAAGAGAAACCCAAAGACACCGGACAGATACTGCTTCCGGAAGACTACGCCCCAGCACAGAGCCAGTACGTCATATGCAACGTAAATACTATAGCAAATGATTGCACGCTGAATCTTGTAGCTGGGGATAAAATCATTGTTGAAAATTCAATGATCAATGATTTAAACTACGATAATCGGACATTTTCTATTGTGTTGGAGAATTATATCTACGGTATTTTGAGAGATTGATGCGAAAAAACGTTAAGTTAAATTTTTCAAATTTAGAAATAGAACTCGATCTAAAGTCCAACGGGCAGCAGATCTTAAAACTTCTAGACAAATTTAAGATTAACAGCTTTGAGGCTAGCATACAGCATGCCGAAGGTGACGGTTATTTTTGTATAAGCGGCCACGAAAACGAGACGCTTATGCGCGCAATAGAAAGCATCATTAACTACGGAAGAAACAAAGGAGTAAAATAATGGTTAAAAAACTACTGACTGAAGAATTCGAAAAGAAAACAACCGAGGGGGTCGTATTGGTTGATTTTTACGCCGACTGGTGCGGGCCATGCAGGCGCCTCAACCCGATAATTGAAAGTGTTGCACAAAAAGTCGGCACAACCGCCAGTGTATACAAAGTAAACATTGATGAGGGCGCCGGCCTAGCCAGACGGTTTAATATTCGCGGCGTACCAACCTTGCTGATCTTTAAAGATGGAGAGGTTGTTGGCTCGATGTCTGGTCTAAAATCAGAAGCCGTAATTTTAAATGCTATTAAAAGCGCATTATGATGAAATAATTATTGGCAGTTCTCTGGGTGCATTGGCATGCGCCTTCAAACGTGGCGCACCAGTCTTTTTTACTACTCCGCTGCACCCACACCAATTCGAATATTTTGATGCGCCCAAGATAATTGACTGTCTATGTATCGCTCACGAAGAAAATAAAATAGTAACACCGATCGGAGAAGTTTATAAGGGCCAAAAGAAGCTGCTCTTGTGGGAAAAATTAGCCTTTGTGCTAAACCTCGCCGGCCTATGTCCTTTAAATGGCACAGCAATGAGCTTAAGGCTTGAGGGCGACAATCTATTAAAAGCATATAATGAGTTTTCACTAATTGCGGCCGTCACATTTGATAAGGCAATTATATTTAACGAGGACTTAAATCTGCCGGCCCAGAAAATTACAGAACCCGAATACCTCGTTTTAGATTGGTTTTCGGCACACTCAGGCGGAAAGCACAAAATAGACCTAATTCAAACAGGGGATGAGTTTGTTAAAGAAATTTGGTTTTATGAGTCGCGCAGGGTCCACTCTGGAATAAAAGATGCTTGCGCCATATCATACTTGACTCAAAAGCAGATAGATGAGTTTAGCTTTTCGGATACATATGCCAGATTTAAAACCCAAAGAATAATGGAGCTTAATGGCATGAAGGGGGCTTCAAATGGGATCGATGCCATAACCGGAAAAAACAAATACTACGCAATCAGGATGTCATCCACCGGCCGAGAAAAGTTTTCTACATTGAATAATGTATATGCCGCAACAAAGACAATAAAAATGAATACCGCCAAAGAGGAAGAGCTGCTTTTAAATTTATCTACAAATTCTGATAGGATAAGAGACATATTGGAAAAGCTATGCACCTAGCTGGAATTATACCCATCACTGGTATTGAGTTTGATTTTAATCTTGATTGGCACGATTGCATGATGCCAATAGAAAAAGGATATACCGCCATTGAAAGGGCAGTATACGAGTGCGCCATGGCCGGCTGCAACACCATATGGATTGTGGCAGACAACAACATGCAGCCGCTAATAAAAAATAGAGTTGGTGAATGGATATACGATCCGGTGACCTATGGCCGCTCTTATGACAGATATCCATCCGAATCGCGCAAGGAAATACCAATCTATTACGTGGCTATCCACCCCAAAGACAGAAACAGAAGAGACAGTCTAGGCTGGAGCGTGCTCTACGGGGCCTATACTGCGTATACGGTTTCGTATAATCTTAGCACTTGGGCCACCCCACATAAGTATTACTGCACTTTTCCGTACGGCGTGTATGATCCGAGCGTTGTTAGGAAACACAGAGCAGAGATAAGCGATCCAGATAAAGGCGTGCTCATCACTTACGAGGGCAAAAACATCAAAGATAACATGTATTTAGGGTTTACTTTTGATGGCCATGATTTTAAAAATTGCAGGAACCATGTTAACAAGACCACCACAAAACAGTTCTATCCGCCAGAAGATGGTGAATTATACCCAAGCAAGAAGCTGCCTATCGAAGATAGGTGGTCGGCTCGATATTTTGACTTGGCGGAGGTTTTCAAAGAACTTTCTACAAAAAAAAGTGAAATTATTTCTCTTCCTTGGTATCATGCAATTGATTCTTGGGATAGTTATAAGAGGTACCTCGCGAGCAACGACAAATTTGCCCTACCAAGCGAGTCCTTTAAAAAACCAAGGAATAGAAATAAAACCAATGGAGAATTTTAACAAAGGGGATTTAGTAAGATGGCCGGCCCGCAGAGGTCTCCCCGATGTAATACCCAGCAGGGAAACAAAAGTAGGAATTCTCATAAAAAAGGTTGACAAACACGAAGAAAAAGAGTATTATTTATATGATCGCTGGATCGTATTATGCGGCGAAGAAGAGCACGTAGTCACCGAATCGCTGCTCGAAAAATTAAACGGTGCTGATTCACAAACGGAGGGAGAATGAATCACAATCGCAAGACTTCTAAAATACCATTTGTCGGCCTGCATGCGCATAGTGTCGCTGGTTCGATATTTGATGCAATAGGGTACCCGCAACATCATATGGAATTTGCATATGAAAACGGCTGTGATGCCTTAGCTCTAACTGATCACGGCAACATGAATGGGTTAGCATATCAAGTATTGCATGCAAGAAAGATGCAATCAGAGGGCAAGAACTTTAAGCCGATTTTTGGCTGCGAGGCATACTTTACGCCATCAATTTCCGAATGGCGCGCCGCTTACGATAAGGCAATGGAAGACAAGAAGGCTGCGCGCTCAATC